CCTCAATATTCCTAACACCAAAGCCATATATAAATATAACATTTCCCAAGCTGGTATTACATCTCCCCATATTATTATGGATAATTATGGAATAGTTGGGTACAGTGATGCTTATACCCCACAATTTAGTCTTTCCTCTGAAGATGGTAAAGCAATGGCTGGTGGTGGAACAGTAGTATTAGATTCAGATGGATTAAATATTTTAGCTTCAACAGGTAATTTAACATATGATGCAATCCGTTTTAAATACGGTTCTAGTTTGAGTAATGCATTAAGCCAAAACTATATTGGACTACGTTTAGATGAAGTTGATGAAGATGGAGATAATGAAAAAACAACATTGTCATGGACTCAAAATACTGGGGATCGAACCAATATGAATTTTAATTCAATGCGACTGTCAAATGTTGGTGCAATAAATGGGGGAGGAGCATCAGGATGGATAACACCGCCTATTGATCAATCAGGAACTGCTGGGGAATACTTAAAAATATCGGGGGGTTCTGGCACGATGGACGCTCCATATACTACAAATTGGGGTACACCGGGGGGAACAAGTGGCGGTCATAACCATGATAGTTCATATGCGGCAACTTCTCACGGCTCTCATGGTGGAGAAGTGAATGAAATGTCATTTAAACATGTAAGAGCCTTGGACACTGCCGATGATACGATTGGTACAGTGACGGCGGCTAGTGCTTTTGATATGGTTAAATTTAAGCAGGGAAGTAATATTACTCTTGCCGTTGATAGCAATGTAATTACTATCTCTTCAGCGGCTTCGGGGCATACACATTCTAGTTCTTACGGTTTTAGTACTGGTGCTTTGGATGTAACTGGTAATATTACTACATCAGGAACAATAATTAATGCTAATGATACTCATACATATATAGACTTATATGCTGACCACGTAAAACTTTATGGGGGTGGTCAATTAAACGGAGATTTTTTTGGTACTACGAGTTCTTCTTTTGCTGGAATAGGCGGTGCTTATGTCAATACTCATACTCTTAAAGTTCATGGAGATGCCGTCAAAGCCACTGCTGGTGAGTGGGCAGGTTATTCTGATGATAGGATTAAAGAAAACGTGGCAAGTATTACGAATGCCACGACATTGTTGAAATCATTAAATCCCGTAACCTATACTTATACAGATGAGTGGCATGAGGCTCATCCATCGTTAAAAGAAAAAACCTATCATGGTTTCCTCGCTTCGGAATTTGAAGCTGTTATACCGAATCAAGTTATAACTACAAAAGAAGATTTAGTTAGATTAGCTGATGGTAGTCATGTATCGGGAGAATATAGTCCTAAAGTCACGGAGAAAGATGCTTTACCTGAAGGAGCCACTATAGTTACTGAAAATATTAAAGCTATAGATGCGTCTTTAACAGCGTATCTAGTTGCTGCCATTAAAGAATTAGAAGCACGTATTGTAACATTAGAAAGTGCCTAGACGTAAACTAACTACGAGAGAACGCATAAGAAAATTTCGTAGGAAAGACCCCATGATGACCTCATATGAAATTGGGCGACGGCTAGGATTAAACCCTAGAGGCATACGACGACACATTGCAGAAGATGAAGAACTCTTTTCTAGACCCCCCAAACTTAAAAATATTTATTATTGTATTGTATGTAATGAAGCAATAGATGGTAAACGTAAGTTTTGCAACTCCAAATGCCGTTTTAAGTATTATCGTATCCTAGTTCATTGTTCGTATTGCCATATTCCTTTCTATAGAATACGTAATCAGATAATATTAAGTCATAGACGAGGCCATAAGAATATTTACTGTTCCTATAAATGTCGAGATCGTGGTAAGAAGAAAGTGGAAAGGGCCAGTTTTGCTCTTGACAAACACTTTTTGATGTGATACAATGTGTTGGAAGGAAATAAATATAGAATTATCTATACATATAGATAATAATTATATATAGAAGGAGAAGAAATAATGGTATTGAATAGAAGTATGAATAGAGGAACAAGTATTAGTAGAAGACTATTAGGAGATGTTTGGGCAGATATGAATAAGGTTTTTGATACGGGTATGACTGAAGGTATTATTCCTATGAATATTATAGAGTATGATGAATCATATACAATTAATGTATCAGTTCCCGGTTTTACTAAAGATGAGATGACAGTAAAAGTTGAAAATGGTAATCTTATAATTAAGGCTGAGAAAGAAAAGAGCGAGGAAGAACCAGTAGGAAACTTCCTATATAGAGGAATTACATCATATAACTTTAATCGAACCCTCCCAAATGTTGAAGATAAGTTTAAAGTTGATTGTACTCAGATTGTATCTAGCTATGAACAGGGTATTTTATCTATTACCCTACCCAAAAAAGTTAGTGCATTACCACAAACAGTTGATATTCAGGTTAAGTAGTGGAGATTAACGATGAGTTAATCTTACAGTGGGAACCTAAAATAGCACGAATGCTTTCTAAAACATTTGTTGAAGGTATGGATTGGGATGATCTAGCCCAAGAATTACGTATATCAATTATGAAAGCAGCACATGGTTTTGATGAAGATAGGGGTGTTATATTTCATACGTATTTGCATACAGCTATGGTAAATACGTTACGTACTCTAATTAATAAGGCGCAGAAGTATGATACCCCTCTCAGTTTAGATACTTCATACTATGAAGAAGAGACTCTATTAGATAAACTATCTGAATCTTTATCAGATGGGGTATCTGAAGTAGATGTAGAACTACAAGAATTCCTAGATTCACTAAACTTGACATTTGATGAGAGACAATATATAATACTTCGTATCGAAGGACTCACTATGGAAGAGATTTCCGAAGACTTACGCACATCGGCATATAAATTAAAGGATGTACTAAGAGAAAGGTTAGAGTATTTATTACATGCTGGGAGGTAAACGAACTACTTTTGGTTTTACTAGGCGAAGACACTTGACATCTGAGACGAAATCGTTTATAATCGTTGGAGTGAAAGAACGCGGAGAGATGATCCATTATGGAGAGTACGATACACTTGAAGAAGCGAAGAGAAGAGTGGCAAATATAGAAGATACAGAACTAGTGATTTCAATTTTTACTGAAGCCAATAGAACTGTATATAGAGAGGAAAGGTAAGTATGGAAAGTTTTGATTTCATTGAATCTGGGGTAATTTCCGGATTAAACACGAAAGATAACCTTAGAACATTTAGTAAGCACTCCGTGGATTTCTCAGTCCACGGGGATGCTTTTCGGTTTCTCATAAATCATTTTGATACATATGGGGAGTTTCCAGTACAATCGGTTTTAACAGAGAATTTTCCAAGTCTTGATCCAGCGGCATATGCATTGAATTGGGATTATACAATTAAGACCTTCAATAACCAAATTCTGTACAGGAAGATGGTAGGGTTAATTAATTCTAATCGTGATCTAATTCACACAGAGCCTAAACAGGCTATGTCAAAGATTATGTCTGGGCTTCAGGACTTGGAAATTCTACATGATGAAGATATAGAAAGCTATGGACGTAATGCTTTATCTAGATTTGATCAGTGGCGCAAAAGACGAGAGCGTAGACAGCTAGGTAAAGGTTTGATAGGTATACCAACAAGCTTTCCATCAGTTAATGCAACAGGTGTTGGTTGGTTACCGGGCGAATTGATCTCTGTATATGCTCGACCTACCGTTGGAAAAACGTGGTTATGTGTGCATACAGCTGCAACAGCAGTCGCTAAGGGGTTTAGAACACTCCTAGTGTCAACTGAGATGCCTGTAGAAGCAATTAGTATGAGAACAGATGTAGTTCTAGCAAATATGGCAGGCTTTAATCTATCTCATCAGGCTCTTAGGTCAGGCGATCCAATAGATGAAGATGAGTATCAACGCTTTTTAGACTCAATCCATGAGCAACAGCTTCTAATTTGTGATCATATCGAAGGAGCAACAAGCATTTCAATTGAGAATATTGCAGGATTGGTACGTAAACATAAACCAGACTTGGTGGTAATTGATGGTATTTACTTGATTAATACTGGGATAGGGAATAGGAAGGCTATGTGGGAGCAATCCCATTCGGTTTTTTACGGTATGAAGAATTTGGCACAAACTACTAACACTCCAATTTTTGTATCAACCCAAGCAAATCGAGATGCGGCTCATATGTATACGCCCCCTAGACCCGATCAAGTAGCATTTGGCGATGCATTAATAAGGGCTTCGGATGTAGCACTGGCTATGTCTTTAATGGAAGATGATGAGAATAAACGAATAGTACAGTTTCAAAAATATAGAGATGGAGTCCTACCTATATCTACTACTGCTATGACATGGGATGTAGATGAAGGAAGTATCCATGAGACAGCTTTAATAAACAATGATTTATATTAAGGAGATAAGAATGAGATTTTTTAGTCGAGATTGGAAAGCTACTCTGGCATTCAAAAATATACTAGATGATAGGGTTGTAGTAAAAACTGTTAAGAGCAAAGGCTCAAATGCTGAAATACTTAATCTAACAGTTGGAGATATTAAACGAGGAAATATTACAGATACGGAGGGCTATGTTAATGATATAGTACTATTTCTGCGGAAAGGAAAGGAATAAGTGGATTGGGCTAATATTTTATTGGATATGGGTATAGATATACCTATAGATCAGGATGAAATTCAAATTCTTTGTCCATTCCATGCTGATTCTAGGGCTTCTTGCTCATTAAATGTTGAAAAAGGTGTTTGGATATGTTATGCTGGTTGTGGACAAGGAAGTCTTAAATCCTTTGTGGGGATGTATCTTAATTGTTCTCCCGCTGATGTTGAGAAATATCTTCAGGAAAGGGGGATACAGATAGAATTATGTTTTTTTGAATCAGCAGATGTACCAAATCCTGAATTAGTTGAAGTAAATATTCCTTATGAGAGGGGGTTGGTTCCTGAATGGATATTTGATAGAGGTTTTACTAAGAAAACATTGGAAGAATGGGCTTGTGGGACAGATATGTATAGGAATTTAGTTATTCCCATCCATAATTTAGAGAGTAAACCTGTTGGCTGGGTAACTCGACAATGGAATCGTCAGCCAAAATACTTATATTCTAAAGGATTAAAGAAGTCTAGGGTCTTATTTGGGGGGAATAAGATAGAGAAGTGTAGCTTTGTTTGTATTACTGAGGGAACTTTAGATACTATGTGGTTAAATCAACATGGATTTAATTCTGTAGCATTACTAGGCGCACATATGTCTAAACAACAAGAGGACTTGTTAGTAAAGTTACCTACAGATGAGTTAGTTATATGCTTAGATAATGACGAAGCCGGGAAAATTGGCAGGGAGAAAATTAGCACTTGCATTTCCAAACGATTTGTGTTAACATATATCCAGTTGCCAGACAAATATAAAGATGTCCAAGAGGTACGGGACATAGATGAATTGCAACAAATAATAAATAATAGAACATTTTGGTAAAAAGGAGATTGACTTATGAGTGGAATTAGTCGCATAGCGCAGAAACAGGAGCGAGTACAGATGGGTGGCGGTGGAGGAACCCCCGGTAGGGAGGTTTGGTTTAGGGATGGGGATCAAGCATTCCTATCTCCAGTATGCACAGGAGAGGATGGTGATGATAAGTTTGATGAGATTTATATGTATACCTATAGGGTAAATGATCGTTGGACTAATAAGCTATCAGATGAGAGCGTAGATACTAGTGATGTTCCGGATAACGTTCGCCCGTCTCATAAGTTTGCATTCTGGGCTTATGTCCATGAGATTCTGCATCCAGAACGACGTAATGAAGATTGGATGGAGATTGCTGGGCCATCGGGACGTAAACTCTTCAAGGAAGAAGTGAATGATT